ATAAAACATAAACTAAATTAAAAAACAAAATTATGATTGGTTCAACCAAAATTGACGAAACAACAAACGACTTAGACAGATTACAAGAATTATTTGATATGGGAATATCAAATGCTGAAATTGCCAGAATTTATCGAACTAACAGTGGAGAAAGTCTCTCAAGAGTTCACATCTCTTGTATTCGAAGAGGTAAAAGATGGAACAGTAATATACGGGGATTCAGAATGAAATACGAAATGGACTTTAAAGATATAATTGAAAGTACAATTAATGACACAATTGTTAAAACTATTAGTGTTCCTGTAATTACAGATGACAGAATTTACTATGTTTTCTTAACTCACATCAACGATATACTACAGAGTGATAACACAAGTCCATTCATGTATAAAAAACCTCTTAAAACGGATTTAATTTCACATCACATGAATGTTTTATGTAACTTAAAATTTACTTACACGAAAGTTTCTTAACATGAACGAGTACGAAAAAGAGTTAATTTATGTAAGACTAATATTAAAGTCCGTTAAAACTTTGGATAACTTAGCTTACGCTAAAGAATTAAAGAAACAATTTATCGCCAAGTATATTGTTTTGATTTCTCCAACAGATAAAACTTTTTTGAAAGTACAAAACGAACTCATTGAATTAGAAGTAAAAGCGACCAGAAGAATTAGTTCAAATTATTTGTTTTAATAAAATAAATTGATTATAATTATAATATGGGGGCAAATAAGAAAGAGTACGAGAAAACAATACCAGTTCTACAAAAACAAAAGTTTCAAAAAGAATTGGATTTATATGTAATGTTAAAAGAGAAATCTTCTAAAGTTTTACCAAAGAAAAAATGAAATGGTTAATCCTATTTTAGATATTATTGCTGTCACATATGGACAGACCAATATATTAAAATGTTTCATTAATTCAATAAAATCACAAACTAATAATAATTGGCGTTTATTTTTAGTTCACGATGGTGAAAACAAAGAATTACGTTTGGATTTGGAAAAAAATGGTTACCTGTCGGATAATGTAAATTTTGTCGAATACCCTGAAAGAACTATGAACTATGGTCATACATTACGAAAATGGGCGTTAGACAATTTAGTAACTAATGAATATGTTTTATTAACTAATGGTGACAATTATTATGTTCCAAGTATGGTTAATGAAGTATTAAGTAAAAATGAAGATTTTATATATTTTGATTTAGTTCATTCACATCCAAATATATCAAATCATAATAAATCAACATATGGATATATGAAATGTTTTTTAAAAATCTCAAATATTGATATGGGTTGTGTTGTTGTTAAAAGTAATATTGCAAAATCAGTTGGGTTTAACTCTATAGGATATGACGCTGATTGGGATTATTTTGATGGTATACTTAAAACAAACCCATCTATCGTAAGAATTGATAAAATATTATTTGTTCACAATTAAAAAATGAAATGCGTAATTTATCCTGTTTTAGGAATAATATTTTGGTACATAATAATACATTTTTTAATTAAATATTGGTAATATGAAACAGACCTCAGTAGAATGGTTATTTGAACAATTATGTTCAGAAAAATTAAGTTGGAATAAAGATTCGAATGGAAAGTTATTTATTGATAGAATAACAAGTGATATTTTTCAACAAGCTAAAAAAATGGAGAAAGAACAGATTAGTAATGCTTGGTATAATTCACTTACTAAAGGGGATTACAATTCATCAGAAGAGTACTACAACAAAACCTTTAAATCAAAATAAAACTTGAATTAATCTTTTTTCTTAAATTGTTTGTATATAAGAATTAGATTTAAAACTACCGCAGTCAATAAAGATACTACGGTTAATATTTGGATGGTGGACATAAAACTAACGCCTACTGCACTCATCGTTACTATATTTGCTATACTAGTATCTCTATCCATTTTACTCACCTGAACGTCTGCCTCCATACCACCAGGGTATTGAACAATTAAATAATGAGTTTAGTGGACTATTAACTCCATAATAATTATACCTGTTATTTGTTGGTAGAATTAATGATGTTCTAAATGGAGAACCAAATTCTGGTATCAACTGTCCATTGTTAAGAACTTGTGTGTAACTTGGATACTTCCAATTATTAAATACCAAATGTCTTCTCAACAAGTTATCTAAAAATTGTGCTCTGTCTCTTGCTTGGTCTTTTAAATATTGAAACTCTTTTATTCCAATTGGATTTGATTGTTCTGAACGGAATTGTTGAAGACCCACATTCACCAATTTAACAAACATATTATCCAAGATAATGTAGTAGGAATAGGCAACTAAGGTAGGTTGAATAAAGTTGTCTAACAACTCCTTATTGTAAGTATTGGCGGATAATGAAATTGAACCATCTTCTACCTGATTTAAAATCTCAGTATAAAAGTTTGTTCCAAGTGTCTCTTGAATATATATATTTTGTGCCTGTTGTATTCCATAACGTAACTCATCAGAATCAACATTGGGGTCAATGGGACTCTGTGACTTTAACTTCTGTTCTGATATTAAAAGGACATTATAATTCATTACGATAATAATTGGTTTTGTTCAATCTCCAAGTTAATTTCTTCATTCGGATGCATCAATTCTAAAATTGGTTTTAACTCACGAATTAAAAACTCTTGTAGTGGTTTTATTGTTGTGCTCATAAATAGTTTGTGAGCAGTTTCAAGTTGGTCTGCCTGACTTGAGAATCCTGATGGTTGTGGTAATCCCAATAGTGATGCGTCAGGTATCTGATGTCCTGCCAAGATGTTCTCACGAACCAAAGCAAATATCTCTGAAAACATTCCTGCTTGAAGATTTGATTGGATTTGAGTAATCTCAGGTTTCTCACCTTCAGGTCCTCCCCAACTTACAATGATACGACCAGCATTTGATGAACCAACATATCTTTCTTCCAATCTTTTTAAGATGTTCTCTTGGTCATTTTGTGAGTCAGGACCTTGTTCAGGCAAATGTACCCAAAGTGAAGGGCTAGCGCCGTTATAAATGTTGTGAAGATTATGTTCAGAGATTGCACGAGATAAACGAATATCCAATAGGCTTGAGGCATAATCAGCTGACCCATAATAAATGTAACCAGGTTGATATTGTTTGATTGCAATAATTTGTCTGTCATCATAAGAATTTGGGTCAAACTCTTTTAGTTCAACAATTCCTGCCTTTTTCCATGTAGCCCAATCATGACAATAGAACCAAGTGTCAGAATATAGTTCATTATCTTTTGGTTGTTTGGCTCTCATGTATTTTGATGGAATAACATGGAAACCTGAAATACCTTGTCTCCTGTCTTTTTTCCATACCAGTTCCAAGAAGAGATTACCTGTAACGATATACTCAAATAACATTTGTTTTAAAACATCATTTAAAGATTCTTTGGTATTAATTTGATAATCATTAGTAAATCCACGACCTGCAGCATTATTAACTTTGGCACGAATACAAGCATTATGTATTGGTGAGAAATCTGTATACCAATACAATCTCTCAACCTCCATGTTATCTAAGCCCCATCTTACAAATGGTTCGTTCTTATACATTTTCTCTACCCAACGGTCTACGTTGTCTACGGCAAAGTTCATTTGACTAATTTTCATATATTTTAATCGTTATTCGGATTATACACAATATAAGTATTTGATGTTCCCGACCAAACGGTAGGGTCATAACCATTAACCCCTACCACATTCACCAGTGTCTCATATACCACATCGTATGCATATTGAGGATTCGTATTACCTGAGAGAGCAAAAGATTGCTCATATACCTTGAGGTCATATTCACCTGGTATCAAATGAACATTGGTTTGACCACATGAGGTTGCCCCTGTTAATACTTCAGGAATTGAATCATCAATGTTTATACAAAATAGGTCATAAGGTGGACTAAATGAAGCTGTTGACGGAACTAAATAAGGTATGAAACGAAATCTTTCTTGTGATAATTTATGTTGCATTGACCAAAGATAGGACACAGAACCAGTCAACCACTTGTTTCTTGAACAGATGGCTGCCGCTTCGTTATTCTGACCTTGATTTAAATATATCATTTTAGTATGTGTTTCTACCTAATGTAGTTTGGAAAGTGTTTATGATTGTTTGTAAGTTCGCCGCTTCACCATCACTTAAACCTGAACCTAAACATATGAATGAAAAAGTTTGGTTGGCATAAGAACCAATATAAATTGAACCACTATAATAAAGAGCCCAAAATGCTAATGGTGATGTTGAGTCAAATGGGCTAGTTCCTCCATTTATTGAATAAACTTTATCAGTATTTCTCCAATAATCAGCAGTTGTTGTTCCTGCCTTATTTATCATAAACGAACCAGTTTGACCTGATGAAGTAAAAATACCAGCTGTCGCATCACCCGCTCTATAAAAATAATTTCCACCTAATCCAAGATTATTATTACATAATTGAAGTAATCCATTAGTTGTTATACTACCTAACAAATGTTCGTCGCCACCTGTTGGTGTATTTGAAGTATTTTGGTATGCTAAAATATGCCAAGATAATGGGTCAGTAATCCAAGTCGTAATTGGAATATTTGGATTAGCCCAACCATTAGTTCCATTACCTGTTGAACCTGTTGAACTCCATGTAAATCCACCATTCCAAGTTAAATCGTAAGTTGTATTAAGTTTTGCGTTTATTGAATTAGAACCACTTGAAGCTCCCAATTGTGGATAAAATGCGAATATTTTAGAATATAAACCAACTCCTTTTAATTGGGTAAATAATGTGTTTGTCGCTGCCGATATTGTTGGACTTAATGTTCCTCCTGTAAGAATAATTGCATTTAAATATGCCGCAGCATCAGCATCAAAAGCAGGTACTAATGTTGCCGTAGGTGTTGGAGTACTTGTATTAGTTGGGGTAATCGTTGGGGTTGGACTTGGTGTTGGTGATGGTAATTCTGTATAAGTAATATCACAAGCAGGAGCTGGAGTAGCCGTAGGAGTTGGGGTTTGAGTATTGGTTGTGGTAACCGTAGGCGTAGGAGTTGGAGTAATCGTAATTTCTTCAATGTAAAAATATTCGTCACCAGTACTTACAAGATAAACATCAGGACAATAAAGACTTGGAACAAGAAAATCTAAAAAACTCATAGTAATTCCTGATTGAGTATATTGTAATATACCATTTAAATAAAAATTCATTGTTATCTCCCAATCATAAAGTCCACCACTGTAACCAATAAAATTATCTAAAATATATTCTCTTGTATCATAATAATATCCTAATGCATAACCACTTGTGTCCATTGCAATTTGATAATTTGGCTCTAAAATATCTAATGCAAATGTATAAGTTGTTCCAGTAGTTCCTTGAACATCAGGACCTATCGCACAATATACACCATTATTTCCATCAAGAACAGAAATGTTATCAGTAATTGCGTTGTGTGTTATAGTAAAACCTGTCAATGAAGGTAATGGACTTCCAGGAATTGTGGCATTTTGAAGATAAAATTGAAAATCAAATTGTTGTGGTGGTGTTGTTGTAGGTGTTGGAGTAGGAGTTGAACTTGAAGTATTGGTAGGGGTTGTTGTTGGAGTTGAAGTATTAGTAGGAGTTGTGGTAGGTGTTGAAGTATTGGTAGGGGTTGGTGAAGGACATACCAAAGTTTTTATTCTATAACTTCCGTTTGTACTATTTAATCTTGCAGGTGTGTCTAAGTATGTTGTATAAAATCTATAATATCCTTGTTGTATATTAGTTCCTGAATAATAGAATATCATATCAGAATATCCTGAATTTGCTGTTCTGTTAGTATTATCAACATAATTAGTAAATGAATAAACCCCATCGTTACAAGTAGAACATACTGGTGCAAGCAAATTTACCCAAACATTATTTCCACTCCATTGGTTAACATTATCTTGTAATATTATAGGGTCTTCGTTGAGTGAAACTGATTCACCATATATACTAAATGTTGTGACACCATAACCCGTATAAGAAATATAATCGTTCATTTGTTTTTCAAATAAAGGTTGGCTTAATGATAGATTACCAACAGTATTAAAACCTCTAAACGAACTTCCTTGTGATGCCATCCAATTATTCAAGGCTGTTCTACCTGTAAAACTATCATAAAACGCATATGCCTGTGGATTATAACAATAAGTAGGGCTTGGAGTATTGGTTTGAGTATTTGTCGGAGTTGTTGTTGGTGTTTGAGTATTAGTCGGAGTTGTTGTTGGCGTTTGAGTATTTGTTTGAGTATTAGTCGGAGTTGTTGTTGGCGTTTGAGTTTGGGTTGGCGTTTGGGTTTGAGTTGGAGTTTTAGTAGGCGTTGGAGTTTGGGTTGGAGTTTTAGTAGGGGTTATTGACGGAGTTGGCGTTGGAGTGGCAGTTATATCAGCAACAAAATATGAAACAATATCATCTATTGCTCTTTGTTCTCCCAAATAGTCACTAAACTTTTTATTAAAGAATGTTCTCCCCATGTATTATTTTTACTTTCTCAATTAAATCATTAACATCAATCTCGTCTCCAATATTGAAGTAGTGTGTTTTTATTCTTGAACCAAACTTGTTTTGATTATCATAGTAGATTACAACAACCCCTATGTTTAATGTATCCAAGTCCCATTCAATTTTTTTTATTTGGTA